GTACAACATCCTCGGCGTCGCGCAGGAGGGCGAGGCGCTGACGCCTTTGATGTACCAGAATGGCCTTAGGGCGCTGAACGGCCTCATCCAGACCCTCAGCGCCTTCCCCCATTTGTGGACGGCGGAAGAGGGCAGCCTGGTAATGGTAGGCGGCCAGCCCTCTTATGTCGTAAGCCCCCGCGCCCTTCGCATCGTCGATTGCCGCTATCGCCTTAACGGCATCGATGTCCCGATGACGATGTTCAGCAGGCAGGAATATTTCGACCAGCCGAACAAGACGACGAGCCCCTCCATTCCGGTCAATTTCTACTTCGACCCCAAGGTTGCGGACGGGACGCTTTACCTGTGGCCATGCCCCTCAGCGCAGGCCGTCGCGGCCGGGTACACGATTAATTACACCTACCAGAAATTCGTGGAAATCCAGACAGAGACGAACCAGACCCTCGACATTCCTCAGCAATGGGCCGAGGCCATCGCGTTCAATCTCGCGCGCCGGTTGATGACGCAATATCCGGTCAACGATCCGAACATCGCCTCGAACATTCTGGCGCAGGCCGGTGAATATTGGGCGCGTCTCACCGCCTGGGACAATGAGCCCGCGAGCATCTTCCTCCAGCCAACGGATCGCTGGTTCAGCGGGAGGGTCTGATGCCCGCCAAAATCCGCCCCGCGCTACAATATTCGGAAGGCCGCTCCCTCGTCTGGTCCGGGGCGAAGCTGGTCAACGCCTATGCGGAAAGCTCAGAAGGGGACAAGGCGGACCAATATGCGGTGATGGCGATACCGGGGCTCGTTCCCTTCGCCAACGTCTCCAGCCTCCCGGTTCGCGGCGTGCATGTCATGGGCGACACGCTCTACACGGTGATCGGCTCGACGCTTTATTCGATCGATGCCGATGGGGCATCGCATAGCCTCGGCACGGTCGGCGGCACGCTTCCGGTGCAGATGGCCGACAACGGGACGCAGCTCGCCATCCAGGGCGGCCCGCTGAACAACCAGGGCTACGTCCTCGATTCCGGCACGCTCTACACCAACATCCTCAATCTCCCGCCGGTTTCGGGCGTGGTCTATTTCGACGGCTATTTCATGTGGCCCGTGTTCGAATCCGACCAGTTCATCATCTCCGCATTGGGCGATGGGCTTTCCTACAATCCTCTGGACGTGGCGACCGTCGAGGGCGACCCCGACAATATCGTCGGGCTCGTCAATCTCCAGCGCGAGGCGCAGTTTTTCGGATCGAGGACGATCGAGATATGGTTCAACAGCGGCAATGCGGACTTCCCGTTCGAGCGCTCGCCCAACGCCTTCATCGAGCGCGGATGCCTCGACCGGGATTCGCTCGTCAAAATCGACAACAGCGTTCAGTTCGTCGGGGACGACCGGATCGTCTATCGCCTCAACGGCTATCAGCCTGTCCGCATTTCCAACCACGCGATCGAGTTCAAGATCGCCTCGGCGACGTGGTTCAGGGCGTTCACCTACACGCAGGAGGGCGCGAAATTCTACGTCCTGAACACCGACGTGGGATGCTGGGCCTATGAAATGTCCACCGGGGCATGGGCTGAGCGCCGTTCCCTTGGCTACGGCAATTACCGCGTGAGCTGCGCCACGGTCGCCTATGGGCAGACCGTGATGGGGAACGGCTATACCGGCAAAATCTACACGCCGTCGCTGGACGTTTTCACCGAGGACGGCGATACGATTCCGCTGGAGATCGTGCTGCCGAGCCTCCAGACCGACCGCCAGAAATCCACATGCTATAGCCTCGAAATTCAGTGCGAAACCGGCATCGGCAATAGCGCCGATCCTGACCCGCAAATCATCCTCACCTACTCGAAGGATGGTGGGCGCACCTTCTCCGATGGGGTTGCGCGCCCGATGGGCCAGGTGGGCGAATATCTGACGCGCTGCATCTGGCGAATGGGCGTGCAGTTCCGACAGCTCCAGTTCAAGCTGGAATTGCCGAGCCTCACCAAGCGCTATGTCATCTCCGGCTATGCGGATGTGCGGTGAGCGTCGCCCCATCTAAGACGCTCGCGCCAAATGGCGTGCTGGTCGATCTCCAGACAGGCCGGGCGACGCCACCGTTCAATAATTACCTGAACAATCTGACGCAGAACGCCAATGCGGGAGCAGGGGGCACCGTCACCACGGCACCGAGCTCGGGGCTTTTCGGGGGCGGCCAAGTCGCGGACGGGATCAGCATCGGGATCGCGGCGAATGGCGTCTCGAATGCGATGATTCGCCAGAGCGCTGGCTATTCCGTGATCGGGCGCGCGTTCGGGACGACTGGAGATGTGGGCGACATCACCGCGACCGCCGACAACCGCGTTCTTGCCAGAATTGGCGGCGTGCTCGCCTTCATAGACACAGCCTTGATCCCCGCGACGGTGGCCGATGGGAATTATGGGGACATCACGGTTTCGGGAACCGGGACGGTCTGGACGATCAATCCGACCGTCGTCACCTTCGCCAAAATCCAGAATATCGCGACCGACCGGCTTGTGGGCCGCGACACCGCCGGAACCGGATCGCTGGAGCAACTGACGGTCGGTGGCGGCATCGAGTTCACCGGGACAGGGGGAATACAGACCTCAGCCTTCACCGGCGACGCGACCAAAACCGCAGGCGGAACGGCGCTCACCCTTGCGACGGTGAACGCGAACACCGGCACGTGGGGCTCGGCGACGCAGGCCCCGCACTTCACCGGCGGCGGCGAACGTCACGATCACCCCTGCGGCTTCGTCGATCACCGGGGGCCAGGCGCTCACTAAAACTGACGATACCAACGTGACACTGACGTTGGGAGGAACGCCAAGCACCGCGCTTTTGACGGCGGCCTCGATCACCGCCGGCTGGACCGGGCGGCTTGCCTATGCGCGTTTCATCGCCGCGACCCAGAAAAGCCTCGTCGGCGCGACCGCAGCGGGCGATTTTGGAGAAATCACGCTTGGGTCCGGCGTCGCCATAACGGCAGGCGTGCTGAGCGCCACCGGGACCGGGGGCACTGTCACGACCGTTTCCGTGGTGACGGCTAACGGCTTTTCCGGGACGGTTGCCAATGCGACGACAACGCCGGCCATCACCCTTTCCTATGCCGGGGCCGCGCTCACAAAGACGGATGACACGAACGTCACGCTGACCCTCGGCGGCACACCGACAACCGCGCTTTTGCAGGCAACTTCGCTCACGCTCGGCTGGACCGGAACGCTAGGCGTTGCCCGTGGCGGGACGAATATCTCTTCCTATGCCGTTGGGGACCTGATCTACGCTTCTGGCGCGACGACGCTTTCGAAGCTCGCCGATGTCGCGACCGGAAACGCCCTCATCTCGGGCGGCGTCACCACGGCGCCGTCATGGGGCAAGATCGGGCTGACGACGCACGTTTCGGGCATCCTCCCCATCGCCAATGGCGGGACGAACCAGTCATCGCTCGGCGACATCACGCGCACTAACGATACGAACGTGACCCTCACGCTTGGCGGCACTCCCACCGGCGCCGTCATCACATCGACGAGCTTCACCCTTGGCTGGTCGGGACAATTGGCGGTGACGCGTGGCGGCTCCGGGCTCTCGGCGGCCGTGCTTGGCGATATCTGGTACGGCAGCGCCGCCAACACCATGTCGGCGCTAGCGGGCAATATAACCGCAACAAAGAAATGGCTGAACCAGACCGGCACGGGGGCGGTTTCGGCGGCGCCGGTATGGAGCGCGATCACCGCCGCCGACGTGACCAGCGGTGCCGCGCTGACGAAAACGGACGATACCAATGTCACGCTCACTCTGGGCGGCGCGCCAACGACTGCATTGCTGGCGGCTGCGTCATTGACATTGGGTTGGACGGGTCAGCTTGGCGTCACGCGCGGGGGAACCGGGCTTTCGACGACGACGCAGGGAGATATCTTCTACGCCGACGCCGCGAACAGCATCGCGAAACTGGCAAAAAATGCCTCGGCCTCGCGCTACCTCTCGAACGGCGGAACGTCGAACAATCCCACGTGGGCGCAGGTCGATCTGACCAACGGTGTGACCGGGTCCCTACCTCTTGCCAATGGCGGCACGGCGGGAACCGATGCCGCGACGGCGCGGACCAATCTCGGCCTCGGCACCGCCGCGACCCAGACCTATACGGACGGCACATTCACACCTGGACTGAACTTCAGCGTATCGAATATCGGGCTTACGCTCAGCACGCAGCAAGGTACATATCGCCGCATCGGCAATCTGATTGTCTGCTTCATTGAAATCACGCTCTCA